TTTGGGACACTTTATACAAAATCCTGTATAGTGGGCTATACTTGTGTATAGTTTTCGGGCTTTTGCTATACATATTGGGGTGGATGTGTATAGTCTGGTGTTAAGAAATGGACTAATTAGTGCAGTTTGTTGTCCGAAAATGGACTAATGGATGGGTTTTGGTGTCAGGATGTGCAGAAAAACTGTTTATCTTGTCCATAAATAGGACACCCACCCGGGTTAGGGGTGGGTGAACGCTCGATTCGTAGCCTAATTCGATGCCGATTAGTCAATCACGGTTAGGAGAGGGCGCATGAAAGGTCGAAAGATGCGCCGAGCCGCTGCTACTCATCCGCAACCTTCGTTGCAGGGGTGGAGTTCACTCCTTCGGTTGGAGCGTTGGCCTCCGAAGATGTGTCGGAGGCGAGGGGTTCGATTTCGACCTCCAAATCCTGCTTACCCGTGGTCTTCACGATGGCGAAGTAGTCATTCGTGTAGGCGTTTGAGTAGCGAATCTTGACGAGGGAGTCCTTTGCGGTGTAAACATCCGCACCGTCCATCGAATAGAGGGCCTTGACCGTGATAGAGTCAGAGCCATCAGAGACTTCGACGGGGGCGGTGAGAGAACCGACCTTCGTATGCGACCCAGCGTTCTCGTAGAAAGCCTTGCACCCGTTGCAAACGAGCATGAGGCCGACGAAAGCGGCGAGGCCGAGGAGGGCGAGGACGAACCTGGCCCAGAACTTTGTGTTTTCAGATTTCATTTTGTTGTTCCTTTGTTTGATTGAATGAAGAGGTGGGGCAATAGGTGCGCGATGACAAGTAGGTACTCCTATCTGACTAACCAGTTAACACAACAGCAAGGATGTTCGCTACCCTTTTCTGGGTTTCCCGATGCCCCGAAAGTTTAATTAGACGCAGGTCTCGTCATCAGGAGACTTCCACGCATTGATGGCGGCCACCACCTTGTCGATGATGATGTCCAACTCTTCCTTCGTGATTTCAAGGTCACCGAGGTCGGTCACGACTTCCTCGACGGACTCAATGGTCTTGTCGTAGGCGGTCTGCCACTTGCTCGGGATGAGCCACTTGAACGCCTTGAGGGTTGCGAGAACCTTCTTGGCGAGGTTGAGCGCGGACTGAATCTTCTCCTTCGTGGTATCGGTCAGGGACGCGAGATAGTTCTTGAGAGTTTCAAGGACATACTCGACAACGCCCGACACGCCACCTCCGAAGAGGAACTTGAGCGTCAGTTTGAACTTGCTGATTTCCATATTTACTCCTTTCATTTGTGTTATTTGGTATCTTATACCAAAATCATTACCTAAAACTCCGAAACACCTGTATGAGATTGGGCAACTGTTCGCATCCACAGGCGATTCCGATGATGCTGATGCCGGAAACCACGACCCAAGTAATCCACTTGCGGAAGCAAGCGCCCCATTTGGCCTTCTCCTCGATGAGACGCGCGTCCATTGAGTTCATGCGCTCACCGAAATCGTGTCCGAGGTCGTTGACGGCTTTGGTCAGGCCGCCGATTCCTGTGCGCATCTCTCCGCGAAGAGAGTTGATGTTGCTTTCAAGGGACGAACAACGCCTTTCAACATCGTCCATGCGCTCACGCAGTTTGCAGTCTTTGGATTCCATGCACATTTCAGCACTCCGAATGTCAGTTGCCGTCGATAATCTTGAGAAGGACATCGAAGACGGCGATGATTGCCTTGTAGATGGGCTTGGTGATGACCGTACCCTTGTTGTACTTCTCCTGATATTCGTCGCGCTTCGCCTGAATGTCGGCGCGGACGCGCGTCAGGCGTTCAACGGCCTTGTCGCGTTCGGCTTCTGCGAAGACTTTGCCCTGTTCTGCCAACTGTCGGGCGCGTTCGGTTGCTTCGGTGATGGCAACCTGATTCGTAAGACTGATGTAGAGGTTCTCGACGGCATTGGAAAGCGAATCGACCTTGCCATAGAGGTAAGAGTTGATGGCAACAAGCACCTTGTTGGTGTCGGTCACGCGGAGAATCTCGTCACCGAGTTTCCCTTCGATGCCCATGTTGAGCCAACCCTTCATATTGTCGAAGCGATGAAGACGATACTGAAGATTCATCCAATGCTGGCGCGTCAGACGAAGTTCTGCGTTGGTACGAGCCGCGAACACGGAGTCAATCTGCTCGTCGGACAGGCCGTTGCGCATGACCATCTCCGGCGTGAAGCCCTTGCCGAAGGTCGTTAGAGACAAAAGGATGGCACAAATGTAAATAGCGTTCTTCATATTCTCACTCCGCGATAATATCCTTGCCAGTTGCCGCATCGTGAATCATGTTCACGGTCTTGGTCTTGCCCTTGCTCTCGTTGACCTTCTTCTGAAGTTCCCAACGGCGCGTTGACATATTGCTCGGACGAGTCGCTGGGCGTTCGACGCGCTTCGGCGTGTTCGTCCCTGTGGTAATCGTGGCCGTCAGACGGCGATGGACAGGAAGCATCGGCTCTTCAAAGCGGTAGCCGTCTTCGTAGATTTCGTACTGGCACTTCTTCTCGATGTCCACGCCCTTCTTCACTACCTTGCCGTGAAGTTTGATGCGATATTCCTTGACGGACTCAAGATATGCGCGGACTACCGCGATGCCGTTCGTCAGGTTCGCATACTCTTCAGGCGTGAGCAACACGGCTTCGCGCTCAACATTGTCCTCACCGAGAATCACGATGTTCCCATTGTCGAGGAATCTGCCCATCAGGTTGAACGCAACTTCGTTGCCGAACGACGGAAGCGCCAACAGCGCAACAGCCGCACAAATCTCAATCATCTTCTTCATCTTTACGCTTCTCCTTTGGTGTGGCGATTGCCTTGCCGTTCACTTCGATACGAGCGCGGATCGGAATCGCAAACTTGCTGTGACGGTCGTGCATCGTCTTGTACGCCCATACGCCGTTCGTATGAACTGGCTCTGGTGGGATGTAGTATACCCAGACCGAATACTCAAAGTTCGTCGCGTTCTGGACGATGCCACTCCAATGGTACTGTCCGACCGTGGTTTCGGCCAGCAAGTCCCACTCGTTCGTCGAGTTGTAGATGCGGTAGTCGATATAGACAGCCGCAGAATCTGGAATGGCCGACCCAAGTTTCTTGCCCCACCTGATGTCAACCAAGTTGTTCGTCACGGACGAGCCGTTGTTGATGAGATTCTGGTCGAAGTCAATCTTCGGAACATACGCCTTTGTCGCACCGTACTGGATGAGGCCGATGGTGAAGACAGAGACGAGGAAGAACTGAATCTTCGACAACGACCAGAGCGAACGAATCTTGTCCCAGACAACATCCGCGAAGCACTTAACAAGCACAGCAATCAGAGTTGCGCACAGGAAAGCGATGCAGACATACATCAGAACGCGATGGAACTCGCTCTGCGCTTGCTGTGCGACGATTGCCAGTTGCTCTGATATGCTCAAGTTCATCTCTTACTCTCCGACGATGAGACGCGGATTGCCACCGTTGTAATCGAACTTGATGGTGTGCTGTCCGTCGGTGCAAAGGATGCCGCGCGTGAACTTGGCTTTCATGTTCGTCTCAAACGACGCATCTCCGACAACGGTAATGTTCGCCATGAAGAATCCTTTTGCCTGACCAGAGCAGTCAATCATCGCGTAGAACTTCTCTGGAACGGAAGTGTCCCAAGTGATGGCGTGAGAAGCGCCAGCAATCGGTTCGCCCGACGAATCGTTCAACTGTTCCCAGTTGGCCGGATTGTAGTTCTCAAGCGTTTCCATGTAGTAGATGATTGGATAGGAGGACGAGATAATGTCGTACTCAAGCGTGACCATGCCGCCAGAGGTGGTGATGCCATCCGTGTTGCACCCGATGATGTAGTCATCCGTCTTGGAGTAGCCGAAGTAGTTGGTGGAGGTGGCATCCTGAATCTTGAATGTACCAGCGTCACCTTGAGTGTATGCCGCCGCACCCTTCGTAGTAAGAACGCCGATTGCACCAGAGCCAACCACGACGCGCTCAAACTCAAGACCGCCAGCGAAGACGGTGTGAGCCGCTGTCATGTACACGGTGTTGGAAATCTCAAGAGACTGAAGGTCAACTCCACCAGACGAATACTTGCCCCACGCCTTATCTGCCTTTCCGTCAACCTTTGCGTTCACAGTCTGGATGACCTGATTCGTGGCGATGCGGAAGTCGTTGGTCTTGAAGAGGTTGATGTGGTTCTGGATGTCCTGATGCGACGAGTACACCTCTGCGTAGATTCCGTCACGCAGTTCCAAGATGCGGAGTTTCGCGTAGTCGGTAGAGTAAGTTCCAGAGATGTAGTTCGTGATGCTGAACACGACATTAGAGCCGTCCAAGAAAGACTCCCAAGTAGCAACGACGGAGCGAGTGTCGGCATTGGCGGCGTCGGCATAGGCCTTTGCGCCCTTGTTCGTAAGCGTGGCGCTCTCAACTACCGACACGAGATTCGGGTTGTTTAGGTTGAACTTGCCGTCCGTGTACGCCTTTGCGTCGGTCGAAGAGATTAGATTGGACGAGGCGATGATACTGTCAACATCGTTTGTCGTGAGCCCAGCTGAGATGCCGAGGTCTTCCACATACGCTTTCGTCACAACATTTGAAGTGACTTCGCCAGAGATTGCCTTGACACCGTTCGTATCAATGTCAACGGTAGCGGTGACATTCGTCACAATCGGAGCATCGTTTTCGATTGTCTCAAGCGTCGCGGTGTGAACCGTGACTGCCGCAAGAAGTGATACCAAGAAGTTCATGCACATATTATATTATCCTTTCAGAGCCGCGAGAAGAGCGTTGCAAAGATTTTTCACATCGGCCAGCGTGTACTTTCCGCTAATCGAAGCCGTGTTCTCAAGAGCCGGAAGAGCGATTCCTGTCACGCCAGCGATGGTGGGTTTGAGTTTCTCACCTTCCTTCTCCCAACAAGCAACGCCGTCCTGTCCCTTCGGGATTCCGAAGTTGAAGATGGCCGCAGTTGCCGTACCGACATTCTGGACGGTCGCTGGCTGTCCGGCCTCAAGAGTCGTGACAGTTCCAACAGCAATCGTTCCAGTATCGCCAGTATCACCCTTGTCACCCTTCGGGCCTTTGACGCTGAACGCGATGTTGATTTCGGTATCGACAGAGAGTTTAACATCAATGTCGAACTCGTCGATCTGCTTCGTGTCAACGCGGTTCGTCACCTCAAACGGAATCGTGTTGCATACCGTAAGGTTCTTCGTTCCGTCGATGAGTGTCAGAGTTCCGAACGCAAGACCAACAGGAAACGCCTTTGTGTCTGCGGCGCTCATCACCATCGTGAGTTCGCCAGTAGAAGGAATCGAAGCCCAGTCCTTCGTGTAGCCAAGAAGAACGAACTTCGCCTTTGCCGTGGTCAAGTCAAGGTCACCAGTCAGTTTGATGGTGATGGTGCGAAGTCCGAACGCATCGGTGTCATCGCCACGGAAGATTGAAATCGGATGGCAATTATTCATGTGTAATCTCCTCAACAAAGTCAAGTTCCGATTCGCAAATCCCAGCGTCGTTCGGAATAATATACGAACTCAACCCGATGCGAAGCACCGTGTCCAAGTCGTATTCAGGATGAAGTTCGACATAACGCTTCGCCGCGATGAGGATAATCTTGTCGTACATCCTCTTCTCGCCATTCGATGTTTTGAGTTCCTCGATGTACTTGTCCATATCCTGAATGACAAGTTTCGCAACGCGCTCATCGCTAATCGGAGTTTCAAAGCGGTTATAGTACCCTTCATTCAGATATGCCACAGAATCAACAACGAAGATGTGAGAACTCTCTGTGCCGTTCCAAGCGATGACGGAGAAGTTCTTACGCTGAAGTCGGAGAGCGCAGAACTCCATAAAAGTCGTAGCCGTCAGGCGCTCAAACTTCTCGCTGTACTCAATCTGCTTCTGCATGAATGAATCCATGTGGCGCATGACGGATTCATTTCCATCAAACACCTTCGGAGAAACTTCAACGCCAGCGAAGTTCAGTCGGTCAGCGGTAGCCGTGAACCAACAGTTTCCGTGGCTACGAGCGTTCATGTCATATCCGTGATAGTTCGCACTCATGACTTACTCCATGTAGCAAAGTGAAATGTCGAGAGACACACCATCAGTAAATTCACCAGTAGAGATGCGGATGTTCGTACATCCTTCTGGAATCGGAATGGCAACAGTCGAATAATCCTGCGTACACGAGAACGTCGTAGCCTCGTGCTTGCTCTGTTCAGTTCCGTTGATTGTGTAGTAGTATCGACCTTCGTCGCTTGTTACAGACGAAGATATGTTGCTCCAACGAGTTGTGGCATAAAGAGTGCGCCCGGGAATGAGCGCGGTACTAGAAACATTGCCGTCCGCTGGCGCACTTGCGGATGCAGAATTGCCACCAGAGGTTGTATAATCCTCGAAGTACACGACGCGCTGAACGATGAATCGAGCAGTCAGATGGTCATTGCTCTTCAGGAGAAATGTGTATGTCTCGTTCGTTGAGACAAGAGTGTCACCGATGTACCATCCAGAGAACTGCCATCCATAATTTGCAGTTGCCGTGATAGAAACGCTTGTACCCCAAGCATACTTGCCAGCGGCAGTTCCAGTCACAGTTCCATGAGCAGAATCGTCAACGCCGTATGAAAGAGTGCGCTGAATCAGCCAAATCGTCGTAGTGTCAGGACGCTGAATCCGAAGAACCTCTCCTTCGGGAATCAGAATCCTATCAATGTTAGCGAAGAGTTCAGCCATGACAACAACTCCGATTAGGCGAAGATTGCAACGCGCTTCGTATAAGTGGTGACACCATCAAGAAGAGTGAATGTCCAAGTCTCTTCCGTCATCGTGATGTCCTTCCATTTCGTCGTGGTCGTTGGAATCGTAGTATTGGAATTCACAAGCGAACGATAGCACCTACCATTGTAGGACACTTCTGCTCCTTGAGGATAGCCGCCGATTGCCGTGGACTCGGAAGCCGAATACGGAATCTTGCCGCCAGCCATCATGTAATGCGTCAACTTCGACAGAATGTTGTAGAACGCATTGAGGTCTTGGCGAGGAACAGGAATACCAGTATTGTCAAGCGGTTCACTCATCTTGGCCGGAAGACCGTACTTGATTGACGCTTGAGTATCGGTAGAGTTATTGCCACCGTTAATCGGGGTACGCTTATCGCCATTCGTAGCAATTGGCATACTAAGCGTAGGAAGCGCCGCGCCATAGTTCGCAAGTTCTGTTGCAGTCATTATTCTGCTCCTTTAAGTCGTTGGTGCGCCAAAGCGCGAGTTGTTCAACTGTCCTTCGTTCTGGCCGTCAGTACCGAGAATCGCGTCCGTGTTGACGAAGTTAGTCACGGCAAGAACACCAGCCGGATGCGGAAGGAAGCCGTCTATATGAAGAAGTTGCCACTCGTCCGTATTTGCATCAGGAGTCGGGTAGAACTTATATACAATCGTCATGTTGAGATTGTCAAGGATGAACGCCGTCGTATCGGGAAAGATGATAGACAGCCACTTATTGATGTCTTCGCAAGAGCCATCGGAATCCATCAGCCAAATCATTCCCTTGAGATACCTACGCCAAGTGCTTACGCCGACAAGCCCAGACAATCCACCATTCGTCCACTTCGGGCGCTGGATGCCAAACAGGATGGAGAGCATATGAAGTCCGTGAAGACGATACTCATAATCGCTGTCGGTCGAATTGATAGGCCTATCGAGGTCGAAGATGTAGAACGCCCTCTTCCACAGTTCAACAGAAGACGCATTGGTAGCATCTTCGACCATCTGGACAATCTGCTGAAGCCTCGTGGCATTATTGTACTGCCAGAGTATGCTCTTCGACAAATCAATCTTCTGTGGTAGAGTGTAGTTCTTCATTACGAGATAGTCACAGTAGAGGATGCGATATCAAGAAAACCGATTTCGTACACAAAAAGTTCCTTCGAGTACATCTGCGTTCCACCAACCGTCAGAGACACATTCTTGACCTGAATCGAAGGAATGACATCGCTGATGGCCGCGCCGATTTCAAACGAGTACAGGGACTGCCCAAGCGCGAGTCCATCAACAAACGGCGCTTCACCACGCGCCCAAGACTGAATAGCCGCTTTGACAGCCGCGATGAGTTCAGCGTCAGTTCCATTGAACGAGCCACGGCCAACAGTCACAGCACAAGAGAACGGAACAAGAACAGGCGTGTTGAAGGTGATGGGATAGGTCACACCACTAACAGGGTCGGCAATGTTCGTTGTGACAACCGTACCCTTTGTACTACCCTGTGAAGTCGAGTCGAGTTTCGTGAATCCACATCCGGCTGGCTTCGTAGAGTAGATGGCGTTTCCGACGGTCGCATACTTATCCGCAGTCAAAGACGCGCCATACACGATTGCGCAAATCGAATGGGCGGCAAGTTTGATGTACTTCCCAGACGCTGGCCGTGTAGCAACAAAGGTCTTCTGGTCGGTGTAGTACATATCTGTCGCGTTGCCGTTCTCGACAACAACTACGGCATCTACCGAATCCTGACGCTCAATCTCTGCACGAATAGCCTCGACGAACGCCGTACCAGTCCAACGCGAGAGAAGGATGCGATTACGGAAATGCTCATCCGATTCGATAATATCGCCAGCCGTCACGGTGCTTGTGTTGGTCACAGCAAGCCAACCAGCAACAGTCGATACGATTGTCGTGACTGTACCAGCGTCAACGACGATGTTCCCAGATTCGGTACAAGTCGCAAATCCAGAAATAGAACCACCAGCGCCGATTGTCATGTTCGCATTGGTAGCGAACTCGTGGCCAGCCGCATCCTTGATTACAGACCCAGCCGGGATGATAGTTCCGACAGAGCCAGATGCGGTAATCGCAATAGTGGTAGAAGATGCGCCAGTACGAGTAATCGAAAAGAGAGAGCCGATTGCATCAAGCATCTGACCAGTCGCGTAGTACGGATTGATTTGGTTCGCATAGGCCGCAGTCACGGCACAGAAACGAGCGAACGACATGGCCCACGCTTCACACAGACGGCCAGCAGGAGTTTCGGATTCGATGGAGAGGTTCTGGTCGAACACATCCTTCATCAACTCCTTGATGGCAGAGAGGACATTCCCAGTCTGCGGAATCATCTGTCCGGTCTGGCCGTCAAAACCAAAGAGTTCGGACGAGCCGAAATCTTCAAGGTACTCTTTGAAAGTTTTAGCCATTGACCTTCATCTCCCCATTATCTGTGATGATTTCTACGGTATAGTATAGCACACCGTCTTCGACATTGCAATCGAGTGACTTGACTTCTGTCACGAAATCAAGGCCTTGAAGCATCTTGATGACCTCACTCTCAAACACATTCAGAAGGTTTGCGTCCTTGAAAATGGTCTGGAAGTAAGGAATACCGCCATTGACATCGAGCGGCATTTCACCGAGGATTGTGCGCATCTTCGCGTTGACAATCTGCGCGTAGGCATCCTTGCCATAGACAAGTGCGATGTTCTTGTGAGAATCCACGAACAAGTCGCAGTTTTCGTCACGCGCAATCGTTTTGATTTTGTCTGCCATAGTTCAGAGTCCTTATGTTCCTGTGGTCGGCGCGAAGGAGTCGGGATTGCCTGTGACACCATTCTCCTTATGCGTATGGGTAGAGAGAGTCACATTGGCCGTAGTTTCCTTAATCTTACCAACGACATCAAGTTTGCCGCCGATGTTCACATTGCCGCTGATATTCGTAGTAGGAGCGGTAATGTTCACGACAGAAGCCGTAATGTGAATGTCAGATGCACCAACTGAAATCTTCTGCGTTCCATCCTTACTCTGGATGACGAGACGATTCGCGTCAACGCCGCTAATCTGGAGTTTTGATTCAGAACCCCATTGGTCTGGAATCCAGTAGCCAGACTTATAGGAGTTTACGAGAGTAGAGCGCGGAAGAGCATTGTTGCTACGCTCCTTCACATCAAGGGAATCGCGGTCAACAGCGATGAGCCAACCAGTATCTCCAGCGTTGAGCGGAAGGTCAATGAGAAATCCACCAGCCATCATGCGGAGAATTTCAACATCTGGAATCACATCGTATTCGATTGTCGGCCCATTGGCGTACTTGAAGTTCAGCAACGGCTTTACCGTAGCGAGATGTTTCACGCGGTCGTAAGACACAATCTTACACGGCATCGACACGCACACCCTGTCGAGCAGATTATCCTTCAGACGCTTATGAAACAACTCTGGGTTGTTGAACGCCGAAGTATCAATATCGGACGGACACTCGATTGCACCATCTACCATACTTACTCTCCTGTAATCGTATGCCAAGTGTCGTAGGTCTGCTTGTCGTAGAAGCGCCACGCCTTGAAAGTCGAATACCACTCATCGCCACGAAGATGTCCGTGGTGACGAATATGATTGATGCGGTAGATACCGTTCTGCTGGCCGTTAGGCTTATCGTCTGCGCTGTTGATATTCGGCGCGTACTTGCTTTCAAGGTAGAGATACCCACCACGATTGAAAGAGGTGTCAAGGAACTTCGTGACTTCAATTTCAGAGAAGTTCGTCTTCGGAACGCCAATCATTCCAGTATCTTCAGAGATAAGGAAGTTGGCGCGAATGTTGTTCTTCTCTGCTTCCGTCAGTCTGTTCGGCTTGATTGACTTGTCCTCAAAGACAAAATAACTCTCGCCCTTTGCGTCAATGCGCTCCCACACTACAATTCCGAGTGCATCTGCTTCCTTCCAGATAGCGTCTTTTACATCTTCAAAAGTGCTTCCGGGCTGGAAGTCTGGAAGAGAACGCATCTGGTCAGGGACGGTAAGATTCGTGAAGTCACACGGCTTCTGCGCATTAGTGATGTACTTCGCAACAGTCGTGAACCAATCGCGCGTCATCTTCGTTGCGTTGCCGTTGAAGATTTGCAGTTTGCGATTGTTGCGATAGTAGCCAGACCGAGCGCAGATATTGAGCCAGATGTTCGGAGGCGTAGTCGGCATCGCATAGATTACCGTACCGTCGAAGATGATGTCCTCATACCCCTTCTGACCATAGCCAGCGCACACCTGAACGCGAATGTTCTTGGCGAACGCCGTTGCTTCACCAGTCCAAGTAGAGACGGCAAGAATGTCCTTCCACGGCATACCAGCGATGGAAATCTTCGCATCCATACATACCGCACCGAACGGCTTGGCGATGTCGAACTTGAAGTCGAGGTCTTTGTAAACGAGCCACTCGTTCTGTCCAGAAGGAAGAAACCTCACAAGGCCAGTCCTATGGAAAGGAATCGCCATTACTTCATCTCCTTGATTTCGTCGGCGCTATTGTACACCAACACGCACGACTTGTTGAAGTCGCGGAATGTCGGGTACTTACCGTCACGAGTGAGGAAGCGGAAGTTGCCGCACCCATCGGGCGCATAGGCAGAATACGGAATGAGCCAACCATTCGGAACGCAACGCACCGTGGTCTTGGCCACATCACCATTTACGCTCACCGTCGCAAACAAAAGGTCGTATGCAGTATTGAGCGTGATGTCGAACTGGAATCCATCGACAACAGTTGTGAACCTCTGATTGGCTTTCGTAGGGTCAAGATTGAAAGAATACATAGGTCACTCCTTTAGAACGCGGACTTGATAGAGTTCCAAGTCTCATCGGCCAGATTGCCCTTCTTCAGAGAACCACCCATCTCAAGCGGAGCGTCTTGGTCATCCATAGCGAACGCGGACTTCTTGCCAGAGATGATGAGTTCCTCAAAGATGAGCGTCACAGGAATCGTGAGCAGATGTTCTGCGTCGGTCAACTGTTCGACATCAACAAGAATCATGTTGCCGTACACCATTCCCTTCGTGGAAATCGTGTACATCTTAGGCTCGTTGCCATTCTTGTCCTTATCAATCTTGCGGTACATCTCGTCAATCTTCTGATACACGCGACGAGCCGTAGTGAGAATCTGCTGTTTGGTTTCAAACTCGTAGCCCATCACAGTATCGACAACGCCGTTCACGACATTGTTGATTGCACCGCCAACAAGCGGAATCCCAGTATCAACCTTTGAGCGCGTGTCCTTCGTCGTAATCAGTTCACCGCGAAGGTTGTCGCAGATGCCTGTGATGACAATCTTGCGCGGCATCTTCGTCTTGTTGTCGCATACGCGAAAGCCGCTTTCGACAGGGGACTTGTTCAGTTCTGCGTGTTCCTTCACATCACACTTCATGATGCGAAGCCCCTTCAGCGGCTCTTCAAGTTCAGGAGGGTTCGGCGGCTCTTGCGTCTCGATACGCTCGATGTCGTTGTAGTA